CGTCCACGAAGTCGAAGCTCACCCCTGCGGGGCCGCCCCCGCTGTGGACGAAGCGCTGGTGAGCCCGGTCATCGGCGCCCGGCTGCTCGTTGGCCGTCTCGGGGACCGTGAGCCAGGCCGGGCGGAGGGGGTAGGCGGGGCGGTTCGGCGCCCCGCGAGGGACCAGCGCGATCTCGAGCGGTACACCTGGCACCGGTTCCTCGCCGTGCTGCGCCATGAAGCGCCGAACGGCCGCGATGTAGCTGGCCGGGTCGTTCCCGTCGGCGGCGGGAGCCCAGAGGGGGACGATCGCCTCCACGGTGTCGGCTCCGGCGCGCCGGTAGACGAAGCCGGGGTCGACCAGTCGACGGGCCAGGTCCCGGAACCCTTCGGTCCAGCTGGGGTAGCGGACGAACTGGCCGCGACCGGGCACGCTGACCGGCTGGCCCGCGCCGGTGCGGCTGGTGCGAGTGGCGCCGGGGTTGCGGAGGTCGTGCTCGGCGACCAGCCCCACGGTGCCGAAGCGCGATTCGTGGGCGAAGATGGCCAGGGCGAAGAGAGGGTCGACCCCCTCGGCGGCGACGGCGCGCCAGCAGGCGTCTGCTTCAGCTGCAGCAGGTGACCTCGCCTCGCGAAGGATCTGTGCGAAGCGTGTCACCGAGATTCTCGGTAGTGTGCCGACCACTACTGTGCCATTCATTCAGGATCCCCTCCCGATAGCACCAGGCGAGAAACCGCCACCAGCGAAGCGTTCGTACTGGTACGTACGGGAACTCAGCGAGGTTCCGCGGGGCAGGGCACTGTGGAAGCTCGCGAGCGATGGCAGCCGCTAGCCGCTGCGGGGGTACTCCGAGGTCACCGCGCGCGACCTCGACGATCGTCCCGGGACTTATGGCGAGATAGCAGCACCGATCGTCTTCCGACCAGGCGACGGCACCGGCACCGAGCTGCCAGAGGTACACCACGAGGTCGATGAGGCCACGGTGCACCGGCGTCATCGCGTACCTCCCCGGTACAGCCAGCGGTAGAACGCGAGGCGCTGCAAGGTTCTCGTATCGAGGTCCGTGAGCGCGACCTGTGCCATCGCGGTCGGGTCGTGCGCCACTACAAAAGGGCGCTGGCATTCCTCGCAGCGGTAATAGACGTCGACGACGTGCTCGGGAGTGCCAGCCCGCTCGACTGCCATCCAAGGCCGCTCATGCCCACACCATGGGCAGCGGACCAGATCGAATGCTTGCCCGTCGGCGTCGACCCTGCGCACGCTCCCGGGCTTAAGCAGCTCGCCACAATACGGGCAGCGAGCGAGGCCCCCTTGCCAGACGAGCACGACATCGTAGGGTGCACCACACCCGGCACATCGCTGCCAGCGGTCACGCGTGCTGGTCATCTCGTTTCTCTCCGAAACGATCGAATGCCTGGCGGAGCGCTTCTGGGACTGGCACCCCGATCCGCGCTGCGTTCTCGAGCACCGACAATCCCTCGTGCATGATGTAGAAACCCACCACCGGCTCGGCGATCGGCAAGCCGGTATGCCCCCCGATGAGATAGGCGACACCAACCATGAGAAGCACCACGCTCTTCCGTGCGATGCCGCGGAGGCTCACGGTGCTCGATAGCCTGCGCTCGATCCCAGCAGCAACCATCCCGGTGACGATGTCGGCGAGCATGACGACACAGAGGATCTGCACGAGTACCGGAGTCTCACGCCAGATCGTCGCCGCGACTGCAGACGCGACCTTCAGCCAAGCCAGGATGTCCCGGTCCATTCGCTTCTCCCTTCATGCACACGGGAAGACCCGGTAGCCTGGGTCTTCCCGTGCACGTCGACGATCGCGCTCAGCTCGCGTTCAGCCACGCGTGCATGGCGGGACGAGTACCGTGTACGCTGTTCCGATCGCTTCATTGCGACCGTTGTAGGCGATCACGTAGGCCTGAACCGGCACGAGGCATTGGAGCTGCTGGTAGAAGTAGCCGCTCGTGGTGTGGAAATCGACCGGCCAGCTCGCGCATCCATAGGCCCGGTTCTGCCCGTAGGCAGACGTCACCGTGATACAGTGCCAGCCTGGATCATGACCGATCTCCGTCGAGTGCCACACGCGGGCGACCGGGCTCCAGTTCGAGGTGTACAGCCAGACCTCGAACCGGCAAATCGTCCATACCCCGGAACAATCAGCCTGAGCCGTGGTGTTCCAGTAGACCCGAACCTGTGGAAGGGTCGGGTGCTGTTCCAGCACTGCAGAACCGATCGCCCCGAGGGCACGCGCCGGCGCTGGGGCAAGTGCGACTGGCACGATCGCCAGGATGATCGCGAGCATGATGACGAGCTTCCGCATGCTTTCCCCCTCTCTTGTCCTCTCTTCTGGGCACGAAAAACCCCCGGCATAGAGCCGGGGGTGAACGAGTCTCTGCCGGTTGTTCAGGGGGTGCGCGGGCGCTCATTCCTCGGGCGCTCGTATCCTCTCGAGTGGCACCTGGATACTCCGCTGCTCGTCAGGCGTGAACTGCACCACGAGCGTGGCGGTACCGTCCTGCCGGGGCTCGCAAGAGAGCACGGCCATCCTCCAGCCACGCTCGACGCGCGCCCAGCGAAGCGATGCGTCTTCGCGCACGTACTCCTGCAGCACGCTCGTCACCTTGTCGGGGTCGAGCACCGTCGATCCACAGGACAGCGAGGCAGTCATGACGGTGGCCAGTGCGTCGAGCAAGGGCCGGGGCTCCATGCCAACCCGCACCGGATCTGGCGGTCCCGTCGTTTCAGCCTCGCCTGTCAGCTTTCCCTTCCGCTGTAGTGCCCGCACGGGTGCGTCGTCGACGCTCGGGAGGCTCATCACGATCTGTGCTGCCTCGCAGGCCAGGAACACGATCCCGAGCAGTAGGGCTGCGGTGACGAGCGTGGGAACGAGACGCCTCATGTTATGCTCCCCTCGCATCACACGTGGCGCACGAGCTGCGCCCAGAGTTGCGGGTCCTCGAGGCCGACTGCCCACATCGCGACCCCACGGCAGCGATAATCATAGGCAGCGATGTCGCTCAGCCGCAGCACCGTCTCCGCGTCAGGGAAGATCGCGATCGAGAAGCCGTCCGCATCCCCGAGATAGAGGCGCGACAACCACACACCAGCATCCCGGTACCTGATGATGACCGGGTAATCTCCCGGACCGGCCAGCTGGAAGCTCGGGGTATGCACGTAGTCCCAGTCCAGGCTGATCGTCACTGGCATGCCGTCCGCTGGTGGTTGCCGGGTTTCTTCCTCTTCACCATCTGGAATCGCGAAGTACTCCCACCGCGGGTCCCAGGTCACTCCATCCCTGGGTATGCGCCCGAGCGTCACCTCGCTCCCTCCCGGCAAAACGACGTCGACGGCTTCCATCGGCATTCGCCAGGTACTGTCGCGCACCTCGAACAGGTGCACAGCCACCGCACCCTGTGAACGCACGCCAGGAGCGCCGCTCGGCGCGCTTCCGAGAGAGACCTCGAGGACCCGCTCGCGGTCGAGAAATGCGTTCACCGTGTCCCTGCGCACGCGCAACGCGAGGCGGTACCGGGCACCAGTCACGACTTCTCTCGATTGCGCAGCGAGAAGCGTCGTCCCTCGATAGAGCTCAACACGTCCCGTTGCTGGGTTGAGTGCGAGCCAGACCTCACCGAAAGAGACTCCCGCAGGTGCCGTGCCCACGAGCTCGAGGTCCGCTCGCACCACGACTCCCTCGAACCCGTCATAGGCGAGCTCGACGATTCCCTGTCCTTCGAGCCAGCGCTCGAGGTCTCCCGTGACTTGCCAGTCACCGTCGACGACACGGTAGTACGGTTCTGGCGGAGGAGCTGCGGGGGACCAGGCGCGAAAGTCGTCGTACCACATGGGGGCATAGTCCGGGTCGCGGCGGAGGAGCTCGAGCGTCAGGATGAACCGGCCACCGTGCGGCCAGGCGCGTCGCCGCTGCACGTCGAGAAACGGCCGTGGCCGCAGCGTGAAGCGGGCCTCTCCACCGTAGAACTCCTCGCTGAACGCCGAGCACACCCGGACACGGTACAGCCTCGTGCCGTACTGGCTGCCAGCACCGAGGAGCGTGAGCGTGTGCGACCCGCCAGTGACCGTCCCAAGCTTCCACCAGTGCCGCTGGCGGTGATAGGGATACCACTGGGGGACATTGCCTACAGTGAGGGGAATGCCGTCGAGCTCGAAGGCGAGCCGCTGGCGATCCCAGAACGGGAACTCGACGTTCACAACCACATCCCACGTCCCGCTGGGGACGTCGAACGCATAGGTCACGATGCAGTCTTCCTCGAAAACGTCCCGCTCCTCGTCGATAACGGGGCGGCGGGGTGCGATCATGCCTGTTTCTGGGTCGGCGGTGAATGCTCCTGAAGCCTCCGTGTAATCCGTCCCAGCAAGGTCGACAGCGATCGTTCCAAACGACGCGCGCTGGGTTTTCTGGTAGCACGTCAAGAACGGGCGATCCCAGTTCTCGAGATGCACCGGTGGCGTTTCCCGCGCATCTTCCTCCCCCGCTCCCGGGTAGTCGTAGATATGCAGGTGCAAGCGGTGCACGAAGTCGCGCTCGTCGTAGAAGCTGGCGAATGGCACGTACCGCTGCGTCTCGCGTCCCGACCGGTACTGGTCGGTGTGCGAGAGCTTCCCGGCCATCCACCAGAGGAACGACTCGAAGCCTGCGCCGACACCACGATAGGGCCCGGTTGGAAAGACGCCAGGCTGGCCCGGATAGCCGTAGAGTTGCCAGCGGTACCCGTACTGCGGCACTCCCATGAAGAGCTGGCGCTCGGCATCGAATGCACGTGCAGCGTACTCCATGACCCGCCGTACCCACGCGACAGGAGACGTCGCTCCCGGTGAGGAGCCGGACCAGGCGTAGCCATACGTCATCACTACCACCGTGTCAGCAAGATCGCGCAACCGCTCGTACTCGCACCACTGCTCAGGACCGATCGTCTGTCCGGGGCCATCCATGGGCGGGAGATCGAGGTGCACGTGACGCTGCGCGCCACGGCCTCTGACCTCCCGAGAGATCCGGGCATACAGGGCATAGATCTCGTCCTTCAGGTCGTTTGGCCCGCGCTCCAGGTCGATGTCGACTCCTGACGCCCACCAGTAGCGATTGAGGATGCGGTGGATCTCACTGATAAAGCGATCTTGCGCCACCCGGTCGATGAGGAGCGCTCTCCAGATCGACTCGATGCCGTCGTTTCGGATCGTGAGAAGCCAGGTGATATGTGGCCAGGCTGCTGCGACCTCGGCGGTGGTCGCCGGCAGCCCGCCAGTGAGCCTGCCCGTCGCGTCCCCCTGGAAGCAGCAAAGCCCGACATACGTCACCCGGTCGCCGTGCTGCCGGATTGTCTCGAGCCCCCGCTCGTCCCGAACCCAGGTGAAGAACTCGCGATGCCGTCGCTCGAGGATCACAGCTGCTGCCCCCCGTGGGCAAGGAGCCAGGTATCGACCTCGAGGAGCACGACGCCGGAGCCAACCAGACTACCTTCTGCCTCGTCGCCGTCAACCATTTCGATGATGAACCGCCCGAATCCAGGAGCGCAGATCGGCCACCCAGTCCGGATCGCGTCGACCCGTGCCCCGTTCAGGTAGGCGGCGCGCTCGGTCGAACGGAGAGAGAGCTCGTCGCCCGCTCGAAGGCCTATCGGAACGACGAGCTCACGTGTCCGGTACTGGTGCGCGATCCGGAGTGCGCCAGGCGGGAGTGGCTGGGCCGGGAGAACGGTGACGTCGAGCGCTCCTGGTACCCGGCGCCAGAGCGCCGGGTCATCCGCGACAGGAGCGCGATTCGGGACAGCAATGACCTGACGGCCACGCACTACGCAGTTGTAGTGCCTCTGCGTCAACACGTGCCAGGTCACACGTGTGTTGTAACGGGCTCGATTGAGCTGGACGCCCCGGTTATACGCGAGTGGGACTGCCAGCCGCTCGAGCTCGAGGATCTCCCGCTCGTGAACGACGTGGCCAGTAGGCCAGCTGCCGTCCTGGAGCTGCGCGTCGGTGACCCACGCTGTCCCACTCGCGTCATTGACGACGAAGCGCACCGTCACCGCCCGGACGCGCTTGCCGGGCTCGGGGGCAACGGTACCGGTGAGGCGCCGCCAGGCCAGCGTGCTAGGAGCCATCGAATGACCACCGGATCTCCGAAGGGTGCCCAGCCCACAAGGTCGCGAGACGCCCACCCTGGAGCATGACGTCGGTGATCCATATCGTTCCCTGCACGTCGACAGCGACAAATCGCACGGTGATCGAGCGCACCCGCCGCTTCCTCGGCTGGAACGTGAACACGACCCTGCGGAAACTCGCCATGGCCCATCACCCGAGCAGCGAGAGGAAGTGCGTCGAGGCCGTGTCGTCGTCGTACTCGATCACGACCTCGACGCCGACCCGTGCATTTGGCCCCGGGTCGAGCCCTTGCGATGCGAACTGGAAACTCAAGGTGTAGGACTCCCGGTGCGCGGGAAACACCTGCTGGCTGAGCGTTTTCGCGACCCCTCGCGCGCCGGTGCACCGGAACGACGCTCGTCCCGATACCCCGTTCTCGCTGTCGATTTCCCAGCCGTTGTTGATCCAGTGCGCGAACCCGAGATCGGCCCGTGAGTTGATCAAGTAGTTGAACACCATGAGCTCGCGCATGTCTCCCCGATCGACGACGTCTGCTTGTTCCAGGATCGCCGTCGTGTCGTCGAGACGCGCGAGAAGCTCGTCGATGCCCGGCGTTGCAGTGGCGAGCTCGAGCTCGGTCTGTTCGGGACGGTCGACCAGATAGCGCCAGCGCACGACCCGGGTACGGGTATCGAGCCCGAGATCGTCGTCGTACACCCACACGGTGTCTCCGAGGCGGATCGCCTCATGCTCGATCCCGGCGAGGGCTGAGAGGTCGGCTGCACGGATCCGGTAACGGACACGTGGCTTCGAGATCTCGGCCAGGACGGCTTCGGCGAACTCCTTGAGGTGCCATGGATTCGTGAAACGCTCGTCCCGCAGGATCGCGACCCGGAGACGGCTCGTCCACTGGAAGTTTTCGACGTACGGCACCCCGTCGTTGGCTGCCTCGATCGTCATGCCTCCCTTCCCAAACGGGTAGAGGCGGGTGACGAGCTCGCTCGAATCGACCTCGCGCTCGACGGAAACGATGTTCTTCCGGTAGGCAAAAGCAGCGACTGGTTCGGCACGGCCCTGTTGCCTGAGAAGGTGGACACGTCGCGAGACGGTATCGAATACGAGCTCGCCACGGTAGACGGCCTGGACGTGCCGCAGCGCGCGGAGGCGGTTGAGCGCATCCCCTGCAAGCTCGAGGTTCCGCGTCACGGTGATGTCGACATCACCAGTGCGCCACCCAGTGCCGTCGAGGATGTAGTCGATCACTGCTCCCGCAGGGGCATCGGTGAAGCTCATCGGTTCGATCGGGTCGAGAAACGCGAGATCGTACCAGGCCGCCTCGCTGTAGACCTCAACGACGCTCGTCCCGTCCTTATCGCGCCGGGTCACGATCCGCCGGATCACGAACCGCATGCCCGCGAGCTCGAGCTCGCGCTCGACGTCGAGCACAGCCAGGGCTTGGTCGCGAGGAGACGGAAACGCAAACCGGAGCGTCTCGGCGCCGTTGATTTCCTGCTCGAGCTCGATATCGAAAGCGTTTCGCAAGACGAGGCGATACTCTCCCTGAACGAGAGCAGGTTTCGCATACGCGAGGCGCATGCCGAGCCTCCGTTCCTATGACGCTGCGCGTCGCAAGAAGACCGAGGGGCGTCCGCCGAAGAGCGGGGTGCCCCCGGCCGGGAAGGTCGCCGGGAGTGGGCCGAACGTGTAGCTTGCGCGCCATCCGGTGCAAGGTGCTCCGGTCAGGGTGTCATCAAGGCCGAACGAGAGGATAGCCGAACCAGGGTAGCCGAGGAGCTGCGGGGTCCCGTTCTGAACCCTGGCCAGCCAGTACAGCCCGCGCTCGAGGGTGACGTCGATCGTGAGCTGCCGGACGCCGGTGGCGTTGGTCGCGACGGTACCGGCGTCGAGGACGAGCTGCCCTGGATAGAGCGAGCCGTTGTCGCGATAGATCCCGAGGCGTGCCTGGGTCCCCGCTGCACCTGCTGTCGAGACGTTGATCGCGATCCGGTCGAATCTCGTCTGCGTGAGCACGAGGAAGGGAACCACGTCGAGCACGTTGGCGAGCGTCGCCGATGGAACGAGGTCGCTCGATGTCACGTTGTTGGCCCGCCAGAACCCTGGCCGGTGAAGGATCAGGTGGCCGAGCAGCCAGTCGAGAGCGGGCTCGATCCAGGAGAGTGCCTCGTCATACTGTCCAAGCCGCGCCGAGGCAGCTTTGACATAGGTCACGTCTGCAGTGATGACGGCTTCCGCTCCTTGTGGCTCGTGAAAGATGACTGCTCCATACGCAGGATAGATGTCGTATTCGTCCTGGGGAACGACGTCCCCGTCGCGATAGACCACTGGGGCAGGATCCTCGAGCCAGTTGCGGACGCTTCCCTCATAGATGCGGTAGTGCAGTGAGGGATCATCCTGATCCGCTACTGGCGTCAATACAAGCCCAGAGACGGTCTCGGTTTCGAGGTCGAGGATCTCCTCGAGCTTGTTGACCGCGTGTTGCAGGCCCGAGATATGCGCCGACAGGATCTCGACCGAGCCGAGATCGTGGAACGGCGTCTTGACCATCGTTTCCCCTCTCCTCGAATTAGAACCAGCGGCTACGGCACGCGACCTCGATCTGGTAGACGCGGGCAGCACCGGTTGTCACGACCGCGAGCGAGTTCTCGCCTGGAACCGTCACGGGAACCGCGAGCGTGCTCAGCCCGGCGAGCGATGGGAGCCGTCCGGACGGGCTCTCGCGGTAGGCGGTCAGGTGGTCACCGTCGATCACCAGCCGCTCACCAGGGCTGAGCGGTCCCCGGTAGGTGACCGTTGCCCCGTTGAGTGCGACCGTGACCGCTCCCCGCCCTTCTTCGATACGTCCCTCGATCGTGATCAGTGGAGGTGATGGGGCAGTACCGCGACGCGTGAAGGTGCGGGTCACGAGCTGTCCGGTACTCAGCTGGTTGTATCGCCCGCGAGCGCCCTGGTTGTATGCTGCCGCGGAGTTATATCGTGGCCGGCCCTCATAGAGCTCGGCGAGCGTGATGGTGAGCACGTCATCCTCGACCGCGTAAGCGAACGGATCAGGGCACTCGAACACCACCGTGACCGCGACGAAGTCGGGCGCCAGGCGCTCCGGGGGATCGACGCTTGCGACCCGTGCCAGCCAGTAGCGCTCGGGATCGATATCGAACGCCAGCGGCGCGACACCGCGTGTCGGGGCGAGCCAGTCTGCGAGCTGGTAGAGCTGGTCGACGAGCTCTTCCGGCTCCTGATGCTCGATCCCGAGCGTGACGGTGAACCGCCGTGGCTCGAGCTCTGCACGGTAGAACCAGCTTCCATGCCGCCCGGTGACCGTGAGGGTCGCTACCCTGGCCGCTGGGAGCGGCTCGCGCTCGACCCGGAGCACGATGATCCCGAACTCGCTCGAATGCCGGCCAGCGAACTCGAGCCCCGGAAGCACGTCACCACCTCCAGCCCGTGCCCTGGGCACGTAACCGCGGCGTGATCAGGCGGTAGAGTTCCTGGCTGATCCGCGCGATATCCTCTTCCGACCGTACCTCCATGCGCTCGACGACGACGAGCGCATGTGGCGCGGTCGCGATCGCTGGCGCCTGGCGGGCCAGCATCGCTCGCCCTGTTTCCCCGTGCAGGGCTGGTGCGGGTGAAACTGCGAGCTCGATCGGCGTGACGAGGCTCGCCGCGAGGTTCTGTGCCGAGGCTGTTACCAGCTCACGTGCCCGGTCCATCCCGAGCGCGAGCCCCCGGGCCACCTCCTGGCCGAAGCCGATCATGACGCGCGACGGTGAGCCGATGTTGAGTGCGTTCTTGATCGTGCTCTTGACCCGATCAGCGATGCTCTGGGCAAGAGAGAGGAGCTCGCCGAGCTTCGAGCTGATCCCGTTGATGAGCCCCTGGATGACATTCCGGCCCGCGTCGACGAGCCAGGTCACGGCGCCGGAGAACGCGCCCTTCACGTCGCTTACGAGGCCTGTCACGATCCCGATGACTTCCGTCTTCGCACCCGCGACCTTCTCGCGGATACCGTTCCAGATCGAGTCCCAGATGCGTTTCGCCTCGTCCATCACGTTCTGGATGGTTGTCCGCACGGACGTGATCGCCTCGGTGACCGTGCTCTTGATCGCCCCCCAGATTTCGTCGACCTTGCTGCGGATAGCGCCCCAGATCGACTCCCACGTGGACTTGAGTTCAGTGATGATCCGGACTGCGCCGTCCTTCAGGCCAGTGACGAGGTTGACGACGGTATCGCGGAGCGCCGTGACGAAGCCGATGACCTTCTCCTTGAGCTCCGTGAAGAGCGAGAGGATCCGGTTCACGAGATCGGGAACGATCGACCCACCGACGAGAGCGTTGAACAGGCTTCGGAAGAAATTCACGATCCCTTCGACGAAACCTCGGATGAGCCCGAGGACACCGCTCACGAGCCCACTGATCGCTGCGGTAATCGCCGTGACGAGCCCCCCGATGATCTGCCCGATCGCCTGGGCAACGCCGGACACGAGGTTCCGTGCGGCCTCCCATGCGCCGCGCCAGTCGCCGGTGAGCAACGCGACGACGATGCGTACCACGTTGGAGACGACCGTCACGACGAGGTTGATCACGCCTGCGAACGCCTGGATGATGCCAGACGCCACCTGGATGGCAGCGGGGAGCACGGCAGCGAACGCATTGGCGAGGCCTGAAATGACGCCGATCACGACACCGATCGCTGCGACGATCGCCCCGCCGAGCGCTGCAGCGACAGCCCCGATCACGGGGAGGAGTGCCTGGATAGCAGGCAAGAGCTGCGACTGGATCGTCGACCAGACCGACTGGAAAGCGCTTGCGATCTGGCCGATCGCCGGGCCGAGCTGGGACGAGAGCGACTGCCAGAGCGACTGGAAGAGCGGGAGAAGCGGAGCGAGGGCAGCCACGACCGCTCCGATGACAGTCCCCACGGCCGACAAGGCTGACTGGAGGGGACTCCACGCGCTCGCGAGGAACGACTGGATAGCTGGGAGCGCTGTCCCGGTGAACCAGGTGGCGAGCCGCTCGAGCGCAGGGAGCGCTTGCCCCGTCACGAACGAAGCGACCTCGCGCAACACGTTCTGGATCGGCGGCCCGGCCTGAGCGACGAACCCTTGAATGGCTGGGAGCGCCTTCTCAGCAAACCATGCCGAGAAGCGCTCCAGCGCGGGCAAGACCGTGTTCTGCAGCGTCGAATCGATCCACCCGAAGAACGCCTGGGCGAGTGGCGTGACCGCAGAGATCAGGCTCGTGAACGCGGGCGCGAGGACGTCGAGGATCGTCCCGGCGAGGCCGAAGACGGTATTCGCGAGCGGCTCTGCGGCCAGCATGAGCTGGTTCTTGAACAGCTGCCACTTCTGTGCGAAGTCGTCGGTCTCGCTCGCCAGGCCGTTGATCGTGTCGCCACTCGTCTTGAGCGTCTGGACGAACGTTTCCAGGTCGAGCTGGCCGGACCGGATCGCGGCTGCCAGCTGGGTGCCAGCGCGGGCTCCGAACCACTCGACCGCGAGAGCGGTTGCCTCAGTCGGGTCCTTGGCGTTCTTGATCTGGTCGAAGACCTCCGCGATAACGTCACGTGCGGGCGTCCCTTCCTGCGCCGCCTTGGCGATCATCTGGGAGAGCCCCATGAGCGCGCGTGACGAGTCGATCCCGGCCTTCTCGAACTGGCCGAGCATCGCCGCGGCTGTCTCGAAGTCGAACCCAGCCTCCTGCAGGACCGGCGCGTTCCGGGTGAGCAGCATGAAGAGCTCGCCCATGCCGATGCCGGTCGCCTGGGACACGCGCCAGAGGTAGTCGAGCTTGCCTCCCGCTTGCTCGGCCGAGATCCCCCAGATGTTGAACATCCGGGAACCCTCGGCGATGAGTGGGGCAACGTCCTGCCCGGTCACCCGGGACAAGTTGAGGAACTGTGTAGCCAGTTCCTGGAGAACTGGCCCCGAGACACCGAGGCGCGTGTTCAGATCTGCGACCGCCGTGCCGACCTGGGCGAAGTCGACAGGCACGCGCGCAGCCACGGCCCGGAAATCGTCCTGAAGCTGCGCGAGCGTTTCTCCGGTCGCGCCGGTGCCGGCACGAATCGTGTCGAACGCCTCGTCGAAGCTCTCACCGATCTTGAACGCAGCCGCGCCAATGCCGACCGCAGCGGCGCCGGCCGCAGTGACACCGGCAACGAGTCCGGTTCTGATAGCTCCACCGAGACCTCCGAGCCGCTCGCTCAGCGACTGTCCCGTCTGCTCAGCGCGCTCTTCGACCTCCTCGAGCCCCTTGACCGCCTCCTCGCTATTGATCGCGATGGTCGCGAAGAGCTTGAGAATCTCCATGGTGCCGTGCCCTCTCTGGGCGCCTGAAGGCCTCGATGACGCGTCGCACGTTCTCTTCCGCCCGTTGCTTCTCGCGAGCGCGCTCGTGTAGGGTCATGCGAGGCCTGCGCTCGTCGTGCAGGCCGAGCGCTGCCAGCCATTGCATGAACGACAGGTGACGCTTCCCTCGTGGGAGCGGGGTCGTGAGGTACACCTGCCAGCCGATGAATGCGGCGCGCATCCAGCGCTCCCGCGTCTCGTCCGCTTCCTGTTCAGCTGACGCCTCGACGAGAGCGATGAAGTCTGCGTAGGGGATGCCGTGGAGGAGTTCCTGCCATCCCCACCCGTAACGGCTCAAGAGGCGGTCGAGCGACCGGTAAACGCCCGCAGCCTCGGATCGCTGAGGAGATGCGTGAACTTTTCGAAAAAAGCTTTGAGATCAGGGTGCTCGCTGAGTGCCTGCCCGATGTCGATGAGCGCGTGCATCGGGAAGAGCTCGGGATCGGCGAGCTCTCGTGGCTCGACCCCGAGGATACTCGCGAGAAGCTCGAGAGCCTCGCGCTCGGCATACGGCACGCCGGCGACGAGGAGCATGACGACCGTCTCAGGGGTGAGCTCGTAGCGGCTGAGCTCGGAGCCGAGGCGGGCTGCGCCAGTCGCCAGGATGCGAGCGAGACGGAACGTGTCGAGCACGCCCAGCCGCCGCAGGCGATACTCTCGCCCATCGACGATAACGACTGGTGTCTCCGCGAGAAAGGCGGGTATTTCGTGCTCCTTCGTCATGCGTCACCTCGTTCTCACGAGACCTGCGGGTGATAGATCGCCCACGGCTCGACGCGAGGCTCGCCTGGATCGAAATGGCCGACGAACGTCACCTCGATCCCGCCCTCGTTCTTGTCTTCCAGTGCGAGCTCCGGGCCTTCGAGGACGAGCGCGTTCTTGACCACCACGATGACCGGTTTCGTGCTGCCGGTGTAGGTGGCCAGGAGCGCGACGTTCGGGATGTAGCTGGTATCGAGGATCGGTCCACCGGTGATCTTCTGGAACTGGCCGGCCGTCGTCACGGTGGCTCCCGCGATCGCCTTGAGCAGGTTGTCTACCGTGAGCTCAACGAAGGTCACCGTGAGCTGTGGGCGGACCTCCTCGCGACGGGCCAGCCCCATGTACGGCCCGAGCTTGCCATCGACTTCGACCTCACGGACCGAAAGCCCACGCGTGAACGTCGCACCGCCCCGGGTCGCGCCGAGCGGGATCGCCGTGGCGAGCGCCGCCGTGACGGGGTCAGTGTTCGCCGGGTCTTCGAGCTCGTTGAGGTCGATGTTGAAGTAGACCATCCCGGCGTCGAGCACGAGCCGCTCAGGTGTCGCTGCCGACAGTCCAGTGAGTCCCTGCATCGGTTCATCCTCCTCTCGTCACGATCGCTGTGAGCTCACGCTTCGATGCGTAGCGGACGCCCCACTCAGACGTCCGCCGCCAGATGTTCTTCTCGTCTTGCGGTACGGGTTCCCAGCGCTCGTTCCAGAAGCGGACGATGCCGAGTTCTGGGAGCTCGAGGTAGGCGAGGTCGAGGAGCTCGGTCAGGCGCCGCTGGATCGCTGCGAGCCGTGCTGCGGTCGGCGCATGGTCCCAGATATCGATGACGTACGTTCCGAGCCGCATCCCCGGTGTGGGCGCAGGCGCGCTCCGGAAGCGGTGGACGAGGTATGGGAACGGCGCGTCCGGCTCTGCCCACTCGTGGTACTGCCGGGCTCGTCCCCCCATCAGGCTCGCGAGCATGCTGTCCGCCGCGAGCCGGCTCCACACTGCCTCCACGATGAGGTCGTCTGAGCTCAGTGTCATTCGTCCCACCTCTGCGACAGGATGGCCTCGACCTCTGCTCTGGTCTCCTCGAAGGCCGGGCCGAGGAACGGGCGCGGCGCCATGGACCGTGTCCCTTTCTCGAGCCAGACGGCCTTCTCGAGGTCGGAGCCGACGTGCGCCGCGACCTGGTGCTCGTCCTGGGTGAGCTGGACCTGGATACTCTGGCGGAGCCGGCCGAGCATCACTGCAGGCGGCTCGCCTGGTGCAGATGCGGTATAGAGGCGGTTCGTCCCTGGGACACGGTACTGCCGCCCAGAACGGGGACCAGCGAGTTTCTCGATGACCCGGTTCCGGACCAGGTTAGCCGCCTCGACGACACGTGCTCCGGCCGTCCGGTCGATGTGAGCGACCACCTGAGTCACGCTCGACACGAGCTTGACGTCCACCGAGACCCGTGCCATGACTACCCTCGCTGCTAGGAGTCACCCTGGAGCTCGACCGTGACGGTCGTCCAGCGTCCCGTGCCGTCCGGGTCGACTGCAGGCTCGACGGGCGCGAGGATCTGCCCTCGCCAGCGGAAACGGTGCTGCCCGAGAGAGATGGCATGCCGCCCGCGCAGCCGGACGACGTGTGTCGCCTGGGAGTGCGCCACCTGCTGGTATGCTGCGCGACCGCTCACGGAGAGCGGGATCACATCGGCCCAGAGCATCCGCTCCGTCACCCACGTTTCTGGTGGCTCGTATGGGCTGCCCCGCTCGAGCGCGACACGGCGCTGGAGTTCGATCGGGCGCAGCCGGGCGAGCTGCATCGCTCACCTCCTCGCGATGATCGAGCGTGACGGCCGGGCGAGCCTAGAAGCCGGGGATCCGCCGGTACGGCCAGAGCAGCGAGAAGTCGTCCTCGCCATACGTGACGCTGCCAACCCCACTGACCTGCTCCGCGGTGACTCCCTCGATGCGACGCTGGTACAAGCGCGCCACACGCTGGAGTACCCAGGTCTTCACAGCAGCCGGGATCGGGACTGGGCTGCCGCTGGCATCCGTGAACGGGTTGTCCAGGTAGGCGTCTGCAGCTTCCTTCGCTGCCTCGATGAGCGACCCGATCAGCGCGTCGTCGCCCTCGGCGTCGATGCGGAGCCAGGCGCTGGCCTCCCCGCGCGGCACAGTGTGCCGGTCCGGGCCTGCGCCCCCTGCCTCACGCGCCCACCCCTCCTCGACCC